GAAGGACAAAACCGAGTTTTCCCCGCCGCCAAGCCACTGGACCACGGTTTTCGCGCTCGCTGGCCCCCTCGGCATCGACCCCGCCGCGATCCCCGACTTCCCCACGCCCTACACGTCTCCCAAACACGACTTCCGCCTCGACAATCCCGACGGCAAGCCCCTGGTAGGCCTGTGCTGGAACGCCAACGAGCTTCACCAGGGCGGATTGAAGGTCAGAAGCCTTACCGAAGGCCAGGCCATGCGTCTCGTGTGCATGACCGCCGACAAAGTTCACTGGATCAACGTCCAGCACGGCCACAAAATGCCCTACCCGGTCATCAATGTGCCGTTTGAGTCCTGGCAGGATACTTCCGTGCTGCTCGATTCCGTGGATGCGCTCGCCACTGTCGATTGCGGCACGCTGTGGCTGTCCGTAGCCATGAAAAAACAGACGGCGGTGCTCCTGACCTCATCCGAGGACTGGAAATTCCGCTGGAACTGGTCTCCGCAGGCTCATCTCTACCATAACGGCCCATCGCAGCAGCTTTTCGACGCCGAACACGCGATTGACCAGCTTATTTTCGACATTAGAAAGGGGAACTGGCCCAATGGTTCTTCTACGCAGGGTAACTAGCGCCGACGGCGCGGTGGTCACCGGGCAACTGAGAGTTGCGAAGATTGTATATTGCGCCGCACTGGCTGCCGATACCGTGGTCATCCAAGACAATGCCGGTAATACCATCTTCCAGGCCAACGGGAATGCTGCCACTAGCACACAAACCTTCGATTTTTCCGATGGTGGAGGGCTGTTCTTTCTGAATGGCCACAAGGTTTCCACGATCAGCGCCAGTGATGTATTGCTGATTTACGGCTAAAAACGAGTTTGAAGCAGCCTCGCGCTCCTTCACTTTGCAGCACAACTACCCGCGTCAGAGCCTACATCGTATCCGAATGGGACTGTGACCCGGTTTTCTGGAAGTAATCCATGCCTGTTATCGCAGATGCACTGAAAATCATACCCGCGGCGGCTTTGACGGCCACGGCGGCACAATCGGTTGTTCAGAATACCGCTGGCGGAAACCTGATTCTATCTGTTCCCGGCTCCAATCGCCTGCTCGGCAAATCGTTCTACGTCGTGGCTTCTGGTTTCGCGCAATGTACCGCCGGAACTTTCACGGCCACCATTCAGCCGATCCTGTACGGTGACGCTTCGCTGGCCACGGTAACGACCAAGCCGCTGTTTAGCTCGACGGCCGGCACGCTGGCCTATACCGGCACAACCAGTGCCGCAATCCCCTGGTCTATGTGGGCGGAGTTTGAAGGCGATACGCTTTCCGGCACGTTCTACGGCGTAGCGCAATCGGTTGTCGGGGCAACGCTCAAGACCCAGACCATCACCGTCGCCCCGGTATCGACCATCAACTTCGCCAGCGAGCCGCCGATCAAGTTCGCCATCGGCAACAGCAACAGCACCACAGTCACTCCCGGCTTGAAACTCACCGTCACAGAATTCTACGCATTCCAGGAATAATCCAATGCCGTTTGAATCCAAGGCGCAGCAGCGCTACGCCTACGCACATCCCGAAAAGTTTGGTGGCGCGAAGGGCCTGAAGGAATGGTCCGGCGCCACCGACTTTGGGAAGATTCCCGAGAAGGTGACCCATCGCCAAAAATACGTCAAGCGCTACAAAGAGAAGGTGAAAAATGTATGACTCTCCCACTATGGAAGGGCTCGCGCACAAACCCAAAATGCCCAAAGGCGTCAAGGACATGCGCAAGCACGGCGTCGCGCACACCATGATCGAGCACCACCACGACGGCTCGCACAAGATCACGCATCACCACGTCAAGCCGGGCATCGAGGCGACCACGTATGGAGCGCCTAACCTTGAAGGTCTACATGATCATTTCGAGGAGATGCTCGGCGCAGGCAAACCCAGCAAAGAGGAAATGGAAGCGGAATGATTAACGAGCGAGCAATGCTTGTCTACACTGGCGATAAACCACAACTATACAAATGGGCTGGACGTTGGTGTGTAAAAAAGATTGAGTATCTCAACACTGATTTTATTAACCCGCACTGGCGCTACGTGCTTCACTTGTTTGATAGTTGGTCAGCAGCTTTCCGGTTTGCCCTAAAACGCTAAATGCCCAGCGAGCGGTTTACTCAGGCAGTCGAGGAGTATGCCCAGGGGCTTGGCGGGAAAGCTGCCTACCAGGCCCGGCGGTTGCGCTGCCAGACCGATCTGTGGTTTCTCTCGAAAGAGATTTTCGGCCGCGACCTGTTCGAGCGCACGCACCGCCCGGTCGTGGATTTCTTTCTCAAGAAAAAGCCCTTCACCCCCGCCTTCCAGCGAGAGAGCAAATACACGCTCGCGGAGTTTCACCGATTCCTCGAAGACATCGCTCCCCTGGCCATCCGCAAAGGAACCTGCCTCTACCCGCGCGGATCCTACAAATCCTCGCTCGATGAAGACGACATCACGCAATATGTTGTTTGCTTCCCGGACATCCGCATTCTCATCATGGTGGGCGAATCGAGCCTGGGCGAAGCGTTCGTGCCCAACATCAAGCAACGTTTCGTTCTGGAGAAGGACCGCGAGCCCAGCGAATTCCAACTGCTGTTCCCTGAATTTGTCATCGACTTGGAATCGGACAAGGATCGCGGCGGCGCGGGAGAGTATTGGTGCCCGGCCCGCAAGCTGAATCAGGTCTCCCCAACTCTCGGCTCTATCTCCATTCTCGGCTCGACCTCCGGCTGGCACTGCGACATCCTGAAGTGCGATGACGTGATTACCGACACCACGCCGGTAGAAACCTCGATGGCACGCAACAAGATCGTGCGCAAGTTCGTCACCACCGCCAACCTGCTCGATCCGCACGGCGTTCTCGAACTGATCGGCACGCGCTACCACGAAGAAGATTTGTACGAACATGTGAAGACGACCCTGCCCAGCAGCCGGTATCTCTGCGGCGCTTCCTGGACGGTGCTGCCGCACGCCAAGCATAAGAAGCCGCAAGACTTGCTGGAATCCGACGTGCTGCTGCTTTTCCCCGAGAAACAAGGCTTCGCTTTCCTGCGGGAAAAGCTGATGCTGGATGAAAAGACGTTCTTCCTCCAGCAGCTCAATGCGCCGCAGCTCGTTGGCCCGTCGGTAAAGTTTCGCCTGGAAGATTTGCGCACCGCCACTGTGCGCGTGCCGCAGAACCAGACGTTCAAGCGGTACAACTTCTGGGATGTGGCCACGACGAATTCCGAAGGCTCGGACTATACCGCCGGGGGATTTATTTCCATCGACCCGCAAAAGTGGATTGCCTATCTCCACGTGTTGGTCATGGACAAGTTCACGCCGTCCGAACTGGCTTACCAGATCGCCAAGCTGGCCAAGGAAACCAATCCCGAGCGAGTCATGTTCGAGCGCTACACCGCAACGAATCAGTGCTGGCTCGAACAGGAAGTGAAAAAGATTGGCGTGTCGATGGGCTACGACATTCCCATCCATGCCTTCAAAGTGGACAAGACCAAGATGGCCAAAGGGCACCACATCTGCGGCCTGGAACCACTGATCCGCGGCGGGCGCTTATTCTTCTCGAACCTGATTCCCAACCTCGAAATTCTCTATAAGCAGTTCACGGCGTTCACGGGTATCCCGCATCCCAAGCGCAACGACGATGGCCCGGACATGCTGAGTTTTCTGCGCATGGTTATGCCCATGACTGGCCTGGATTTGCCGCGTCCGCAAGAGCCCAGCTTAAACATGGGCTTGCAGACCATCAACAACGCCGCCGACAACGCCGCATGGATGGCTGCGCAATCGAAGGATGCTGCCGTGCGCGCATTCCTGAATCCCGTTCCCGCACCGCTCATCGTGGCAGACGCGCCGCCGCGCGAAGGATATTTCCCCGGACAGTAAATGGCCGCCACGGTTCTCGACCAATTCACGCGGCAAAATCTGGACGCTCCGGTCGAGCGCGAGCAGATCACGCAGGGTGCCGAAGACGCCCTGGCAGCAAGGAAGTACGACGATGAAGCGGCGCTCAAAATCCTCAAGCAAGACCTCGAAACTGGCGAAGCCGATAAAATCCTGCTGGATTTCACTCATCTCTGGACGGTTGCAGACCAGCTACTACAATCCCCCTGGCTCAACACCTACTTTTTCAACCCGGCCAAAGCCAATGTCCCACGCTACACGCTTTCCAACATATTGGACGTTGTAACCACCAAGATTCACTCGGCGCTGTTTTTTGAAGAGACGCCATTCATGCTTCTGCCAAATCCAAAACTGGATCAGAAGATCATGTGGGCCAAGGAAGCGGTGCTCGAAACGCAACTCCGCGAGATGGAATTCGACATCGAGTGCGACAAGGGCTGGTTCCAGTGCGGACACTTGGGCACTCAGATTTACAAGTACGGCTGGCTCGATGACACGAAGAAAGTTCCGGTCTTCAAAGCCAAGGGCGACAAGCAGAAATTCTCTACTCCGCTAGGCAATAAAGAGGTGGACACGCCGGAGTCCGATCAATTCGACCTGACCTATGAATCGAAGGACATTCACCGGCCGTGGCTGAAGTGGCGCGATCTGCGGTACCTGATCTGCGCGCCAACGTGGAAGGAAGGAGATATTCGCAAGTGTCCCTGGGTAATCGACACCGATTATGTCACGTTCGATGATCTGGATGAGTTGCGCGATCAGCCCGGCTACGACATTCCTTCACGCGAAGACTTGGAAACACTGTTTTTCCCGCCACATGTGGAGCAGGCACAAGGCGGGGATATTACCGAGACGCGGCCGATTCAGATGCGCGCGTGGCTCGCTCACGCAGAGGGCAGGGAAGTAAATGACTCAGCCGATCCATACGCCAGAAAATTGCAACTCCGAGAACGGTGGGATGGAAACAAAGTTACCGTGGCCCTCCAGAACTCTCACGGATTCCTACTTATCAGAAACGAAAGTCATGACTTCGGAGCTGTCCCATACCTTTCCTCCACTTGGCGCCCTATACCTAGTTGTGGATACGGGCAAGGGCTGGGTCAGCTCGTGGGTCCAGATCAGCAAATAGAAAAAGGGGTGCTCTGTGCCTATCTGGATATTCTTGCTTTTGTTGCTCGTCCGTCTTATGTTCGCCAGAAACCGCTGAACGCCGTCTCGCAGGACATCAAGATCGACCTAGGCACCATCATCTCCGTGGAAGGCCCGGTCAATGAAGCGTTCAAACTCATCGAACAGCCGAAGATCGACCAGTCGCTCGTGCAAGCCATCGAAGCTGCCAAAACAAGCGCGGCCACTACCAGCGGGGCTTCCGAGCTATTCGCAATGGGAGGCACAAAGGGCGGTGGCGTCGCTACGGGAACTCGAAGCGGGTCCGGGGCGCAGCTCGTTGGACAGGCGCAAGCGGGGCGCTTAGACGGGCCAATGGAGCGATTCATCCGGCAGGTCTTCGTCCCCTGGCTGTACATCATGGACGAAATGAATTCCAAGCGCTTGCCTGCCCGCACGCTGCGAGAAATCTTGGAAGACGATGCGGAGCACGACTACAGTAAGTTCGATCACATCGCCTGGCGCAACGCAGAAGTCAACTACCAGATTCTAGCCGGATCGCATCTCGGCCCGCGCAAGCAGATGGCGGAATTCATGCCCTTCCTGCAACAGCTGGTGAACACGCCGCCAATGATGCAGGCCGCTGCCGACGCCGGTTTGCAGTTCGACTTTGAAGTGTTCATCAAGTCGTGGGCGAACCTCGCGGGCTTCTCGCAGAAGCAATCCTTTTTCCGCCCGATGACGCAGGACGAGAAGCAGCGCCGCGACGCCAACTCCCAGGCCGCACTCCAGCGGCAGAAAGTTCAAGCTGCGGCTGGCTTGCAAAACCAGAAAGGCGACCAGAAGTTGCAGGAAATATCCGCCTCTGGCCAATCGCGCGCTGCCGAGAAAGTAATGGAACATCTTGCGGAAAACACGATGGGAGGATCGGTTGATGAAAAGACGCCGGAGATAGGTTCTTAGCAATGAGCCAAGTCTATGTCGTGAAACTTTCCGAGCAGGAAGAATTGAACCTTCGCCAAGTCATGCAGCATGTTGGCGCGGATGCCGTGATTAAACTCTTGCAAGGGGAATCCCTTGCGGCGCAAGCCGAAGCGATGGATTGCACCGATGCGGACAGCAAAAAACGCTTGCAGTTGCTCACCGACGCGCAAGCCATGCGGAAAGCGGTCAGTAAGTTGACTCAAAAACTTTACAGTTACCGGGCGCTCGATATTCCAGCCACACCATCGGTGGAGGAAGTTTCGCAGGTCATCGACAATATTTGGGAGAGCACATGAGCACGACGGTTACTCAACCGAACGAGCCGGAAGTAAAAACGAATCAGCCAGAGGTGGACCCTGAAACTGGTAAGTTTGTTTATGTCTACCAACCGCGGGATGCTGAAGGCCAGTTCATCGGCAGACCTTACAGGTTCCTTTACACCGATCACCAGGATCTTGTTGCCCAACTCGCCAGTGCTAAAGAGTCTGGTGATCGCTACATACACGAAGTCAAAACAGGAAAGCGCCAAGTAGTTGGCGAACCTGCCAAGCCCCAGCCAGAATTCAAGGCAGCGCCGGAATCGACCGAGGAAGCTGACCGCAAACGCAGGGAAGAGTTCCGCAAGACTGTGAAAGAAGAGTTTGGCGCTGAGCCGGAAGCAATACGTAGCACGCTCACAAATGCCACGAAATTAGATGAGCGCACCACTGCCTATCACTGGGCGCTGAATAAGCAGGCGGCAGGCTACTATCCCTGCGCGGAGAATGCGAGGACCATAACGAAATGGCTCATTGAGAAGAAACTTGCATTCATCCCAGCCAACTACGATTTAGCTTTTGAGGAACTGCGAGACTCACTCGTAAAGGAACCTCAAGAGCAAGCACCACCTGCGGACTCCACGCAGCAGCCGTCCACTCGGACAGAAGCAAGGCCG